CGGCGTTCCTTCACCGTCCCTAAATACAAGTTATTATAATTTAGGGCAGAGTGATCAAAAGGCGTTTAAGACTCGGTTAGACATAACCGAGACTTGGTTTTCAGGATGCTTCACGTACTACCTTAACATGGGTGATTCTGCCCGTGATAGGTTAGCACGTCATGCCCAAGAAGCGAAAAAGCTTTTTGGAGTCAGGCTTACGCCTGAAGTCCTGTATAACCTTGCGCCTTGGAGCTGGGCCGTTGATTGGGTAGCTAATATTGGGGATGTAATCCACAATATTAGTGCCTTTTCGCAAGACGGTCTCGTGATGCGTTACGGATATATCATGCAACGACATTATGTTGCTGATACATATGAGTTAGGTCTGTTTAAAACCATAAACGGTACCTATCTCAAACCGACAACGCAGACTTTCGTTACGGAGGTAAAAGTCCGTAAGAAAGCCTCGCCTTATGGGTTCGGGATCAATCCAGCTTCATTTACAGCTGGGCAGATCTCGATCATCGCCGCACTTGGATTATCCAGGTTGCGATGATGAGGCGCGACGTGACCAGACTGGTCATACTCGTGCTGGCGGTTGAGATACCGATAATTTTGTTAATTATTGGTTATCTTTTCCGCTAAAGAAATCCTACTCAATCCAGAGTAGGTATTCCTTAAGGAGTAATGCCATGTCGTTTGCTGATCCACAATCCGTTACTATCAATGCCGTGCCGATATCTCTTCCAAGAGTATCGTCAGGTATTTCCAGTGGAAGTTTTTCTTCCGCTGATGGAAATACAAAGCTGCTCGTCGCTCACGCTTATGGTAAGCGTGTTCGTAGAACAGCTCGGCTTGATATCCGGAAGATTGCCGCTGACCCGTACCTTACGTCAACAAATGTTCCTTATACCATGTCAGTTTACATGGTTGTGGACCACCCGTTGGCGGGGTTCAGTGTCACCGAGCAAAAGCAGCAGGTAGACGGTTTAACTGCCTACTTGACTGCGTCGACCGGAGCTAGAGTCACCCAGCTTTTGGGTGGCGAAAACTAGCACCTGGATTGGGGATGTTGGTTTAACCAACGTCCTTATGTGGAAGAAGTTCCGCATTCAGTAAACACAGGCTAATGCAGGCCTTACCTCTCTATTAGAAAGGAGGGCCGCCTAGTGGATAAATCCCTAGGTAGGCTTATGTTACTCCTGCGGAATGTCCTCGATGAAATGGGGACATGGTGTGGCACAAGCACCGCTCGTGATATGAAGTATATCACGGGTAGGGTTGAAAATGAGGGGATTTCGTTTTTAACGATTTCCCTGCCAGCTTTTTGTTCAGACTTCGAAAGATGTCTGGATGAAGGCATGGTGACTCACGCATCTTTTACGGGTTTCGCCCGTAAAAGACGAGGTCTCCCCCTATTTCTAGGAGGTTTCCTTGAGCTCATTTTCGCTCGTGAAGGTGGTCGTCTATTAGACGATCCTTCGATTGACGCTATTCAAGCCGTTCGACAGATTACTCTGTTGTTCGGTAAGATATTGCTTCCTTGTAGTGATACGAGGAGGCGTGCGGCAATTCGAGGGTTCGTCGAAACAGACAACGAGGTGTATAGAAATGAGGCAGCATTGTCTTTGGAGAAATCCGAAGACTTTGTTATGATGTCTCAACTTCTCTGGACAGACGTGTTCTCTACTGTTTCTCTTCGGATTAACAGT